CATTGCTATGGGTACACAGAAAGTCCCTGCCTCTGTCCAACTCCGAGCTATTCAGACTGCCCTGGAGTATGCAGGAATCTCCCTTCCCAGAACCACTCGTGTGGAGATGTCTGGCAGGGACGGGCAGCCCTTGCAGGTGGAGAGCAAGTCAGAAGTCACACTGACCAGGGAACGCCTCCAGATTCTCTCTCAGGATCCAGAAGGCATGCGTGCGCTGTCTCTCCTGGCGATGAAAGAAGCGGCGATAATGGTAGAGGCAGAGGGCAGAGACTAGATTATAGTCTAAAGCGAACAAGGAGGAAGCGATGAGAGAACCACTTGAAGCATGGGAGGCAGTAGAACTTTTTTTGGGCTGTCCGATCGAGATTGTGGAATCGTTCCACGGAAAATCACATATCTATGTAGAGAATTCAGATGGAGCAATCTTCCACATAATCACAGGATCGCATTGCAGATCGGGAGAACAACTGGACTTGGGGATTCTGGTCGGAGCCCCTTCTATCGGAGCCCCTTCTATGGGTTGTGCGATTGACCCTGAAGGGGTTGTGTTTTTCGCGTGTGGAAGTAATGGTCTCAAAGCCGGCAATAGGGTCTTGCATGACTCTGTGAATAGACACATGTTGCCTTCCAAATGCGAATCGGTTAATGTCAACATTCATGTGGTTGCAGAAGAATTGTTCTTTCCAAAAGATGGTTGCCCTGTAGAGTTGCTAGAAGATGAACAGCGTTCGCTGTCTACTGGTGAATATTAGTTTAGAGCCATATCCAAGCAAATCACCAAACAGTTGTTGGAAGAGGAAGATCACTTGACAGAGCGAGCCTTGGTTCACAGTGGGATTTTGTCTGTGTTCAAAGCGTAAACAAATGCTGAGACTCAGACTGCTGAACTAGTTGAGAGAGTGGGCTGCTTTAGGGCAGCCTTTCTCTTTTGCTGGAGTTGACAACTCTATTGTTCCATCTCTACCGTATATCGGTAGAAAGTCTCTGTGAGATGGAGTCTCAATTTTGCTTTCTCTCAACTCTCTACCAGACATAAGACAGGGCTATTGGGCAGCTAGACCAGACAGCTTTGCTCATGTCATGTCTGCTGGAGTCTGGAAGCCTGCGAGACATCTACAGTGGATCTGTAGTCGGATACAGCCGAGACTGGTCCAGGGGAACTACTACTGCATTGTGAACATGCCACCTGGACACGGGAAATCAGACTTACTGTCGAAGTGGATTCCATCATGGTTCCTGTCTTGGGATTTGTCTCGAAAGGTAATTCTGACAAGTTACGATTCAGGATTGTCCTACGACTTTTCTAGAGACGTTCGTGACATCGTCGGAGAGAGGAACGTTCGAAGGGACAGTTATGCAGTAGCCAGGTGGAGAACACACCAGGGAGGCGGGCTTGCAGCCGCAGGTGTAAGGGGACCGATCACAGGGAGGCATGGACACCTGCTATCCTGCGACGATCCACACAAAAACTGGCAAGATGCAGTTTCGGAGAAGTCAAACGAAACTCTGCATAGTTGGTGGAAAAGTACTTTCATGACCCGTCGAATGGAGAACTCTTCCGTTCTCCTGGTTGGAACAAGATGGGCAGACTGTGACTTGACAGGCTGGCTGTTGAGAGAATCAAGGCTCCCATGGGACCACATAGTTCTTCGGGCAATCGCAGAAGAAGACGATCCGATCGGCAGAAAGCCTGGGGAGCCACTGTGGTCTAGCAGGTATCCGCTAGAAGGCGAGACGGGCCTGAACGCAATCAAGGAAGAGCTAGGTACCAGACTCTTCGAGAGTATGTATCAACAGCGTCCTGTCGAAGGTTCTGGGAATATCTGGTCGGAAGACTGGTTCAGGTTCTGGACTCGACCGGTTCTGGACGGTGATCTATGGGAGAAAGAGTTGCTCCCAGACAGAGACGATCCTGAAGCGGAGTGGATCCAATCTTGGGATATGAATTTCAAGGAGTCTGGAAGTTCATACGTAGTTGGCCAGGTATGGTGTAGAAAAAAAGCCTTTTGCTACCTTGCAGACCAAGTTCGAGGCAAGTGGAGCTTTGTCGAAACTCTGAATCAGATTCGTTCACTTTCGAAACAGTATCCACAGGCTTCGCTTAAACTTGTCGAAGACAAGGCGAACGGTCCTGCGATTATTTCACAACTTCAGAGTGAGATGGGGGGCTTGGTTCCTGTCGAACCCTACGGGTCTAAGACCGCTAGAGCCCTGGCTGTATCTCCACAGATAGAATCGCACAATGTCTATCTTCCTAGACCTAATGCTTTTCCATGGGTTCATGGATTCCTCGATGAGTGTCGAAAGTTCCCGAACTCTGTCAACGACGACCAAGTTGACGCGACCAGTCAAGCGCTATCTCGATTCCAGTTGCGGGGAGGGGGCCTCCTTGCAGGTTCTCTTTGAAGGAAATTCATCATGAGTTTGTTGAGTCGTTTCCGTGGATGGTGGAGCGGTAGTGCAGAAGGGCAGATTGCGAAAAGTCCAAAATTGGAGAACACAGTTCCGAAGATTGACAGGGGCAATCTTGGCCAAGTCCTGAATCTGGCTCTGCAAGAGTTTGCGATCGAAAAGTCTCTGTCTCCGCAAGACATGTATCCACAGGCCTTGAGTGGTAAGGCTCGCTGGTCTGGATTCAGTTCTACTTTGGCTCTTGAGCGGTTCAGGGCAGTCTCCTGGGTATATGTCTGTGTGAAGAAGACAGCGGATGCACTTGCACAGCTTCCCTGGGCTGTCGAGCAACAGGCTTCAGATGGTTCGTGGGAGGCTGTAGAGAATTCTCCACTCGGAGAGTTGATGAACAATCCGAACGAATTCTGGTCCAGGCAGAGCTTCACAAGTAGATACATTTCTGAGCTGCTGTTGACCGGAAACTCTTTGATTGTGAAGATTCGCCCGAATCAGATTCCTGTCGAATTGTTCACTCTCCGTCCGCAGAACATTGCTCCGATTCCTTCAAGGGCTGATTATATCAGCGGATACGAAGTGAAGAATCAGGAAGGAAAGAAATACACAGTTTCAGCTGGAGACGTGATTCATCTGCAGTTTGTAGACCCTGCTGATATCTACTGGGGACTCTCTCCCATCCGAGCAGCAGCACGGATTATCGATGTTGAGAACGATTCGCAATCATGGCAGAAAGCGAGTCTCCAGAATATGATGGTTCCTGCTGGGATCTTCCGCTACAACCATCCCATTTCACTCGAACAGTTCCAAAAGGAGAAGAATTTTCTGAAAGAAGAATATCAGGGTGCTTTACAGGCTCGAAAGCCACTCTTGCTAGGAAGTCAACAGGGTCCTGGGCCAGAGTTTCAACAACTTGCTTTGTCACCTGTTGACGTTGACTTCATCGAAACTCGCAAGCTTTCGAGGGAAGAGATTTGCGCTATCTACGGAATGCCTCTTCCTGTCGCAGGTATTCTCGACCGGGCAACCTACAACAACATTTCCACTGCGAAAAGTATGTGGTGGGATGACACTCTGATTCCGTTGATTGCTCTTGTTGAGAGCTCATTCAATCTGCACCTGGCTACAGAATTCGCAGATAATCAGAGAGTAAGAGCGGACACGTCGAAGGTGTTTGCCCTGCTTGAGCAACTCGACAAGAGGCTTGCACTGGTTGAGAGAGCCTGGAAAATGGGAGCTCCATTCAACGAAGCTTCAGAATTCTTTGGGTTGGGCTTCAAGTTTGACGGTGGAGACGTTGGTTACATTGCTTCGAATCTGTTCCCTGTCGATGGTATGACTGCTCCAGAAGAAATGCAGAGTATCGCAGAACAGGAAGAAATGGCGCGAAGTCTGAACTTCGACACTTTCGAAAGGGAACTTGAAGGAAAGGGCAACGGAAAACTCGATCGGTCGGAGCAACTGCAACAAGTGTTTGCTCCGCTTCGTGCACAGTTCGAAGAGATTCAGAATGCAAACTGAACCATGCTTCCCTCTTTCTAGAAAGGCTCCACCACAAGGTGACCCGTATGGCGCGGACATTCCCAGTCCTATCGAAAGGCCTGATATTAGACCTTCAGATCCTATTCGAAGGGGTTCGCTTCCAAGGGGTGTTTATAGGCCGATCCCGGTAAATAGACGTGACGTTGCTCAGGAAATGAGTGATATTGTTTTTGGTGATTCTCCTAAAATGGCTCGCTTTCTGGTGTCTACCTGGAACGCCCAATCTGAAGCGATAAAGTTTGAAGAGATTGCTAATGCTGTTGCAACTGGCGAACTTCCGCAGAACTGGAATGAAGAATTTGAAGAACTGTACGCTAATGCAATAGAAGAAGAATGTGAATTCTATTACAAGCGCGCTATTCGAAAAGGGTCTCATCGAATGGTGGCTGGAATAGAGGGGCTTGGTATAGAGCATGATTTTCAGTTGCTTGGTGGTAAACTTACAGAATGGATTGAGAAAAGGTCTGCGACTCTTGTTGTGGACATTACTGATATACAGAGGCAGGCATTAAGGAAACTTTTGCGCAACCAGTTGATTATTGATCCCCTTGGTCCAAGGGAGATTGGAATTCTTATTCGTCCTTTGATTGGAAACACAGAACGTGAAGCAGCATGGGTATCCCAGCGGTTCAACGATTTACTGAAAGGTGGTCTTTCCGAAGAAAAGGCACTAAGGCAAGCAGAGATTTTTTCTGGATACCTTCGTAGAAAGCGTGCCATTAGGATTGCAAGGACTGAGCTTGCATTCGCCTATAACAACGGATCCAGACTCGCGGTACAGGACGCAATCGAAGGGGGAGCATTCCCCCCAGGAGACGGAGTGGTAAAGGTCTGGTATGCCCAGGAAGACGAAAGGACATGTCCATTCTGTGGACAACTCCACGGACAGATTGTTGGATTTGAACAGACGTTTCCTGCAGTGACAAAACAACTCCCGAACGTGTTTGTCCCCCCTGCGCATCCTCATTGCCGGTGTGTGATTCTCTACCAGATTGACGAGGCTCCAGAACCAGAAGTCAAACCCGTAGAATAAATACAGTTGACAAACTGCTGTTTAGTTGCTCACGATATAGGGCGAGTTAGAAAATCCCCAAAGCGACTCAACAATCGGACAGGGAGGAGAAAGAGACAAAAGGCGGACTGAGGGTCACACAATGGAATACAAGGCATTCCCTTTCGAGTCTGTAAAGTCAGAGATTGACTTGGAAAAACGGACTATTGCCCTTCATTCGTCTGTGACTATGAATGTAGACTTGGGCGATGATATCATCCTGCCAGGGGCATTCGAAAAGACTCTCCGAGAGAAGCGGGAAGACTCAAAGGGAACTTGGAGAATCCCTCTTCTATGGCAGCACGATTCAGACGTTCCGATCGGAAAGCCTCTAGAGCTCTACGAAGACAATACAGGCCTGTATTCGGTAGACGAAATTCCAGATACCGGGCCTGGTTGTCCTGGAACAAGGGCGCTGATTCTAGCAAAGTCCGGTGTGGTATGGGGCTGTTCGATTGGCTACTCTCCGCATGGGGCTGTCTTTAACGAAGAGACCGGAATCAGGACTATCCCGGAGATTGAGCTTTTCGAAAGGTCGATTGTGACTTTTCCGATGAACGAGTCTGCAAGGATTCTGGGAGTTGGCGACTCGAAGCGTAGATGTCTGCAACTGTTGACTCCAGAACTGCAGTCGAAAATCGGAAGAGTCCTGCGAGGAAGTAGCCTTTCGAAATTGGAGGAAGCGATCGGATTGCTTCTAGCAATTCTCGAAACGGCCAGTGTCGAGACAGAGGATTCTAGCGAAAAGCAGATCAAGGCGGTCGTTCCTTTCGAAAGCTACTCTCTCGACGAGACTGGTGATTGGGATGGGCCTTCGGAGATAGCAGCCGCGTCTGTCGAAGACTTGCGTGTCATGTCGACTTGGTATGACAGTGAGAATCCAGACATCAAAGCAGCATACAAGCTTCCACACCATAGAGCAGACGGATACGCGACTGTTTGGAGCGGAGTATATTCGGCAATGGGAGCACTGCTAGGGGCGAGGGGTGGGGTTGATATCCCTGAATCTGACAGGCAGGGAGTATATACTCATCTGTATCGTCACTACGAAGAATTTGAAAAAGAAGTTCCAGAGTTTCGATCTTTGGAACAGATAGAAAGTGAGAAGCAGATCGGCTATTCGGCCGACGAAGTAAAGGCGCTTCAAGAGAGCGTTGACAGTTGGATTGAGCGATTCCATGTTTAGGAATCGCGATTCTCAGTTTCCAAGGAGTTAAACGGAAATGAGTGTGGAAAAAGCACAGGCCGATCTGAACAAGTTGCAGAAGTCGATTGACCAGCTTGGAGAGAATGTTGCAGGACTTCTGTCGAAGCAGGACAAGGAGATCCAGACGAACGGCGAAGCCTCTCGTGATACTGCGAAGAAACTAGACGCAATGAATGAGAAGTGGGCTGGCTTCGAGTCGGAAATCAAGGGGATTCAGAAAGATCTTCAGGAGAAAATCTCTGTATGGGAAAAGAGGATGGAGCGCCGTTCGAAGGCTGGCTTCGGGAGTGGTTCCGATCGGAAGAGTCTCGGAAAGGCCTTTATCGAGAGTGAATGCTTTCAGAAGGCACAGACAGACGGAGACCTTCGTGCGAAGAAGTTCTCTTTTGAAAAGGGTGACATCTGGCTTCCTGGACAGCGGAAAGATACCATTCTCACCAGTGCAGAGCTTGGCGCAGCAGCTCCGACTTTCCGATGGGATGAGATTATCAATCTCCCCGTTCGTCCACGGAAACTCTTCGATCTGATTCCATCGATCAATGTCAACACGAACAAGATTGAGTATCCCGAAGAGACGGTCAAACATGAACTGTATGCTGAACTGGAGAGCCAGGCAGCATCTGGACAGCCAGATGTTGTTCTCGAATATACCGCAGAAGGATTCTTCGAAGGGCAGATTGTTACTCTCTCTCCTGGTCTTGGTGTAGAAGAAGAGGCAGAGATTGACACAATCGACTATGACACCCGAACTCTAACAATGACTGGGAATCTGACGAATACGCATGCTGCAGGTAATTCCTGTATCAGTGACAAATTCGTGTATACGCCAGAGGCGAAAATCAAGCCGAAGTCCCGCGTGGAATTTGACCTCGCAGAAGCCACGATCAAGACTCTGGCTACCATCATGCCAGTGTCGAAACAGATGCTAGAAGATGCCCCTGCGCTTCAGCAGTACATCGACATGAGGATGAATGAATTCATCGAGCTGTCGAAGGAATCGGAGCTGCTGTATGGTGACAATTCCACTCGCCGAATTCAGGGAATTCTGACGCACCCTGATATTCAAAACTATTCGTGGAGTTCCGGTACTGTCGGGGATACCAAGCTTGACGCAATCCGACGGGCAATGACGCTCGCAATGCTCTCTTTCCTGCCACCTGATTCTGTGGTTCTGCATCCGAACGACTTCGAAGACATCGAGACGACGAAGGCAACGGATGGACACTATGTGTTCGCTCAAGTGCAGAGCGGGAATGGGGTAACCAGGGTATGGAGGATGAATGTTGTTGAGTCTCCTGTGATTGAAGAGACACATGCTCTTGTCGGAGGCTTTTCGACTGGTGCTGTTATTTGGGATCGTCAAATGGCAGAAATGTCCATCTCAGATCAAAATCGCGACTGGTGGGAGAAAAATGTGATTGCAATGCGCCTGGAAGAGCGAATGGCACAGAGTGTGATTCGTCCACAGGCCTTTGTTGATGTGTACTTCAATAGTCCACCAGCCGCTCCCTAGTCGGGAACTTTTCATAGGTTCTGACTCTTTCTGAGTCGGAGCCCTTGGAGAACGGCCCGAAGCAAGCGGAGCTGGACAGTGAATAAAGCCCACCAAAAAGTAAGAGTTATCAGGCCCTTCAGGATGCTTGGACATATGCAGCCTATAGGGAGAGAGATTGTTGTCAGGGTTATACTTGCTAGAGCCCTGCGAAGTTCTAAGCGGGCCGTGTTCGTCGAGGAAGGAACTCCGAAGAGACAGGCAAAGGATCGGGAGAAGAAGGTTACAAGTCCTGTCGATACGAAGGTTGTGTCTCCTGTCGAAGAGAAGTCTGGACGCTGCCAGGGTGTTACTGCTGCTGGAACTCGCTGCAAAAGAAACGGAAAGTTCAACGGATACTGTGCATCGCACGCACGATAAGGGGTTCTGTCAATGGCTTGGGGAGACCACGATCAAATCAGGACACAGGAGCAACTCCTTGCCAATGTTCCTTCGTTTATCGAAGGACTTCGATCCGATGGAGACTTCCGGGTTGGAAAGGTTGATCACCAGAATCTTAGGGACTTCATCTATACCATTTTCAATGCCCCGCCTCCGGGGAGCGTAGGAACAGACGATGTCACGAATGATTCAACGGTAGTCGGAGCAAATTGCAGCGATGCTCTTGAACAACTTGATTCTGATATTGCAGGCCTTGGTTCTGACGACATTGCAAACGAGTCAACAGTTACTGGGGCAACAGTTTCCGACGCTTTGGAGACTCTTGCAGGTGTGTCATGCGAAAGATTCTTCGACGCCTCGAACCGCAACGGAATCCTTGACAACTACGCGACCAAAGTCATTGCTTCGACTTCATCAGGGTATTTCTCCTTCCTGGTTCCTGCCGACTTCGGGTCCCTTGTAGATGCAGAACTAATCTACTCACCTGAAGCAGGGGCAGCTCAGACCGGCAGGGATATCGACTTGTTCACGTCGTATGGTCCTGATGCAGGTGGAATTGACGACTTCGGAGATTCGGACACATCCACTACATACGACATGTCAACGCAAGCAGGAGAATGGCACACTATCGATATTTCAGGTGTATTGACTTCGCTTGCAGCTGGGCATCGTGTCGGATTGATGGTTGATCATAATCTTGTGGGCGGAAACATTCACTATCTCGGAATCAGGCTCGTTTACAACAAGGCATAGGTGAGACATGGCCTTTATGTATCAGTACACGAGAGAACGAATCACGTCTGGAGAATACACAGGACGCAGGGACATCAACAATCCTTCCAGGGAAGACGGGAGCGGGAATCGATTGTATCTCGCAGACGAAGTCCAGACTGCGCTTCCTGGGAAGGTGTTTTACGTGCACCTTTCAGGTTCGACGTGTAATGTTGAGTTCGAGATAGAGCTTGATTCTGCTGAACAGTCGACTCTTGACACTGTAGTTGCAAACCACAAGGCGAACACGTAATGGCTTGGGGAGACCACGATCAGTCACGAAGCAAGTCTGAGCTTCTTTCAAAAATCCCAACGGACAAAGAAAGAATCTCTTCTGATGGAGACTATACAAGAGGGATAGTTGACCATCAGAATCTTCGTGATTTGATTGTTACGATGTTTGCAGGTTCTGGTTCAGGTCCTGGTTATGGAGGATGGATTCGAGTTGTTGACATTGAACCAATTTCTCCCGGTGTTATTTCTGACAAGGTGTTTCAGGATTCTCCACAGGACACTGTTCTTCAGTCTTGCAAAAGTGACAAGCAGACCTTTCGTGTCAGAGTCAAGGCCAGCTTTCCGATTGCCAATGTTGGAGGAATTGATTTTCTTCTTACAGAGTCAATAGATGGTGGATACTACGAAGGACTTGCAGACGTTACAATTTCTGACTCTGGGAATGTTGAGGCTGTAACGATCAACCCGGACGGAGTTGATGGTTCTAAAGACACTGTATCTGTTGTGCTTGAGCCGGCTCCTGAGCTTTTGTCTCTTGAATTCACAGGTGGATATCCAGGGATTCAAACAGAGTTGAAACAGGGTGATTCTTTTTCAATTCATGGAACAACGGACGTTCCTTGCACTGGAGTGAGAATCCTTGACCATGAGGCTTGTGAATTTGCAGAAATAACGTTCGCTTCAACAACCAACTTTTCGGTTGCTGTTACGATTGCAAACCGTGGAGACTCTGCTGTGTTGAGGCCTGCAAGGGTGCAAGCCAGGAATGCTGCAGGTGCTTATGGAAGCACAAGGGATACTAACGAGCTTGGCGGTACTGTTGACGGTGTTGACGTAGTAAACTGCAACAATTTGCATCCTTCTGTTTCTTTCGGAACCATTGCGTATCCTGGTGTCCAGGGTGCAATCAAAGACTCAGAATCTGCTTTTGCTAACTTTTTTGTCTCAAATCAGGACTCTGTGTTTTTTGATTCTCCCACGTCAGAGCTTGCGGTTGTAAACCCCACTCTCGTTGAGTTCCCGAAAGAAGCTTACAGGATTGCAGGGGATTACAACGTCTCTACTCACAATCTGAGTTGTACTGCGAACAGAGTTGCAAACGATGCGACTTCGATTGCTACAGCCCTGGTTAAGATTGCACACGTTGCCTGTACCATTGAAGCTTCTCTCCCTGCTTCGAGACTTAGAAGCGGGGGCAATGATGGAACTTCAATTCAGAACCACACAATTACCCTGAGCGCAAATCAGGAACTGCTTTCTGCTCCGAGTATGGGCGAGGAAACGGGAGGCGGAACCTTCATTGGTTCGTGGGCAGGAGGGCCTGAGATTTGGACACGTACGCTACAAGTGCACGACGATAATGTGAAGGGCTCCTATACGTGGCAGTCTCCGAGTGCAACAAATCTAGCAGGCCTTGTTACATCGGTTCTGACAGGCTCTGATGCATATGTTCTCGGTGGATTCGTCCAGCGCGATGTCACCTTTGGTCCGTTCTCACAGCAGGAACCGCTTGGAGTGGCTGTTGTCGACTATTCGAAACTTCAAGCAGGGATTTTAACCGCAACAAACCAGCCTTCAATTCGTCATACTCCACAAGGCGACACTGGAGACGCAACAGACGAATACACAATTCTCGTCCTGGGAGTGAATCCATCGCAGTTGTGGTGGAATGATATAGCGGCTGCATCTTCGAATAGCAGCGGAACTGCACAACTTCTCGAAATTGAAGAGTTGCCCTGATGAGCGCCTTTGAAGATTTTGTCAATCTAGAGCTGCCCAAGCGTGCAGTTACGATCAAGGGCTCGATTGCTACTGGAGACCCTAATCTCTCTTCTCTTCCTGAAGTGAACTTCGCCCCTGTAGGATCGATGTATTTCCAGGAAGATATTGTACCAAGAAAAAACTGGGCAAAGCTTGGACCTGAGGCGGATGACTGGTCTGTTGTGGGAGAAGGTGCAGGGGACATTTATTCTCCGCTCGACTTGAGGGATTGGGCTTCTCCCGCTCCTTCAACGATTGCAGGTGCTTTGGACAGATTAGGCTCTGTTCGTCCTACTATTTTCTATTATGTGGAGTCAGACGCTTGTCCATACGCTACGATTCAAGATTGTGTTGATGCCGCTGCCCTGGTGGCAACGGTTGAACAACCATCTCTTGCAATTATTGCGTCCGGTACCTTTTCCCAAGATGTTGAGTTGAAGGACAATGTCATTCTACAGGGGCAGGGGAAAGAAAGCACAACCATCAATGGCCAAGTTAGTTTCACAACTGATTGGGCTTCTGCAATTATCAAGAGTCTGTCTATCGTAACAGAAGCACTTGACGACAAAGTTTCTTTGTATGTTCAGTCTGCAAACTGGATTCAGCTTAGCCTTTTGAGTGTCGATATCTATCAGTGGTCGAACACACGGCAGGCCGTAATTGGAGACACAGGTGCAGATATAACTTTCCTTGATGATTGTTATATTGTGGGTGTTTCTGCAACACCTTCAATCCCTGTTGTTGATCTTCAAAACGGTGCCTGGATTGGACTTGTTGCCAATGTTGCAATCGGTTTAAGCAATTCAACACCCGGTGTTTTTGCAGTTAGAATTGACGGTGGTTTTTTTGGGATAGGTCCGACAGGAAACTGTGTTATTGATGGTTCTGTAGAACTTTTAAACTTTGCCTTTATGAGTTCTGCCATCAAAATCACACTAAACGAATATGTTGCTTCTCGTTCCCCTCTTGTGCTTCGAAATGGCAGTATTGCTCAGTTCTATGGCCAGCTTGTCATGTTTGGACAGGGAACATATGACGTTGTAGGAGATGCAGGTACAGAATTCAGGTATCATGCAATATCAGGGTCAAGCCTTTCAAAGGTTGATCCGAATGTTTCAATAACAGATCTTCCTTCTGTTTTTTCTTTTGTTCCTTCTGTTCCTGCTGATTGGGACAGTCTTCCAAAGAGTATTTCTGATGCACTAAATGAGTTAGCATCAAGAGTCAGAGCACTGGAGCCGTAGAATGAAGAAAAGCGATGCAATCAAACTCGCAAAGAGACTTCTTCATTCTGGACACGATAGTGTGGAAGGTCTTAGAAAAGAGCTTGAATCTGTAAGTGATGAGGATGCCAAGGATGTATCAAGACAATACATGTTGTCAGTAGTCAGGGACAAAAGGAGAAATGGCAAAAATCGCTGTCTTATTTTTCCTGAGCTTTTGATCCTGAAAAGGCTAAAATAGTGTCATATCTTGCGGATACCTGGACTTGGGCAGATTTGAAAGCAGAATTGCTTTTATATCTTGGTCTGACTGAACCATTGGATCCTGCTGTTGAAATGAAGCTTCAGGCTTTATTGACTGCTGCAATCAAGGACGGCGATCAATATATGAACAACCCATTCAAGGTTGATTCGGATGGTAAGTGGATTGACCCTGAAGCTTACGAAGACGATCCAGAAGAAGGCAGTGATGTTGTTCCCTCCTATGATGTGAAGATTGGTCTTTTTGAATGGGTTCGACTTAGAAATGTTGATACACAGATCCCTGCTTCAGGGCAGTTTGTTTCGATGAAAAAGACGGGAGACTTACAGGAATCATATGGAAGAGTTTCCAGGTCCTGGGATCCTGGTGAATTCATGCCGTATACTTTCTGGAATCCGTACAGACTAAGGCTTTCTTTTTAATGACTGCCAGTTCAACATTTGTGGACAGAGACAGGGGTTGGAATTCGTTCCAGCGTCTGGTTGTGGACATGAATTCAAAAGTGGTGGTTGTCGGAGTGATTCACGGTCAAATAGCAACCTATGCTACTGCAAATGAGTTCGGGGTTCCTAGTCGGAACATTCCTGCAAGACCAGCCTTTCGAACAATGGTTGATAAGAACAGGGATATGCTAGGGCGAGAACTCAACAGACAGATGCAGCGTCAGATTGCGAGACGCTCTCCAAGCTCGGATGGAGCGTACATAGCAGTGGGTTTGCTCGCTTCGAATCTCCTGAAGAAGTCCATTCGGAACTGGAGCATTCCCCCGAACGCCCCTTCGACGATTCTACAGAAGGGAGTCAACAATCCATTGGCCGACACAGGAGCAGAACAACAGGCAGTCACTTTCGAAGTGAGAAGCAGGGGAGCGGTAGGATCTTGACAGAGTTTCTGGGTTCACAAACTCTTACTGTTGAACGGACTACAGGATCCGTTGTGGATGGTGTTTGGACTCAGAATGTTACGACAAGCTTTGACATTGCGGGATCAGTGCAGCCAGTGATCGGAAGGGAGCTACAGAGCCTGCCAGAAGGCCAGAGAACGCGAGCAAGATACAAGCTGTTCACAGAGTCTGACTTGATTGTGATTGATTCTGCGAGCGGTACAGAGCCTGATAGGGTGCAGTATCTGGAAAAGTCATGGCAAGTGCAGGAAGACGAGAACTGGAACGGACATACAACCGGGCTTCCACACCGGAAGTACTTTTTGATTGAGCCAGGAGACGACAGTCTGTGAGCTATTCTGTCACATGGTACGAGACTGTGATTTTCGACTGGGTTCGAACAGTGCTTTCTGCTGTCGATCCTTCGATTGTTGTATGGTATCAGGAGCAGAGACTACCAAGACAGGTTCTCCCTAATGCATCGATTCTGTTTCTTTCGGAAGGGAACAGGGGCGGAACCCCTGAATTTAAGGCAATAGATATCGAGCAAGTCTCTGGAAAGTTCGAATCCAATCTTGACGAACACAGGCGCGGGACATTTTCTGTCACAATTTATGGAAAGCCTGGACAAAGCTCGCTGTTGAAGAGTCTTGCAAAAGCTCTCGATAAAGCTCTGTGGAATCCTGAGCAATACGATGAGCTATTGACCAGCCAAGGTGTGTCTGTTCTTTGGAACATCACAGGTTCAGGTTCTGCTTTTGTTGCTCGCCAGATCGGATCGGAAAATCAAATCACTGTGGATTATGAGTTCGCGTATCGAGAAACAACGGTTGGGGAAGTCGGCGTGATTGAGAGTGTCGACGTCACACAAAACGTTTCCACTTAGGAGTAGAGAGAAATGGCCAACTTTGACGTCAACGTTCAAGTCAACGTTCTGACTGAAAACCCCCCTGCTGGCGTTGCGAGTTTCACGACTGCACTGATCGCAGGGATCGGGGATTGGGCAGGGAGTGCTGTTCGGTCCTACGAAAGCGCTTCAGATGTGAATGCAGACTCGGATCTGAAGTATCCAATGGTACAGGCTCTCCTGGCTGCTTTTCAGCAGTCTCCTTCTCCTGCGATTGTGAAGGCAGGAAGGATGAGTGCAGACGTTGCTCCTTCTGTTGATTGGAGTATCGAAGATGGTGGCGGTACTTCTGATGGAGGGGACTCTTTCAAGATCTGGTACAATGACATTGAAATTGAATATGTGTCTCCAATTGCACAAAACGAAGATGCAATTGCAACCGGTCTTCGCAATGCCGCAAATACTGCTTTGGCTGCGGAACCAGTCACTGTATCTGGCGCTACGAATCATGTGATTCTCACTGCAGATACAACTTCTGATCCATTCCTGTATGATCATTTGTTCGACGGTTCTGGTGATGCAGATTTTGATGCCAGAGTTGTTGTCAGTGGGTATATCCCTGCGAACATTGATGACAAGCTTGATGCACTCGTGTCTGACGATTCAGACTGGTATGGATTTTCTATCGATTCGAGAGTGAATGCAGACTTGGACGCAGCAGCAGCATGGGCAGAACTGCAGATTCCGAAGAAGATGTTTATCGGACAAAGTTCTGATGCTGATGTTCTGGCTGGTACTGCAGGTGCAGTGACTGTCGATCTGAAAGCCCTTGGGTATGAGCAGTCTGCGATTCTGTGGAAGTCGAACGACGCAGAACAAGCCGCTTTCGCCTGGCTCGCCAAGACCCTGTCTGCAGACCCTGATGTGGAAACTACAATCTGGGCCTACAAGACTTTGGACGGTATTATCTCCGACGAAACGAAAGTTTCCACCACAGAGAAAAATCAGGTTCTGGATGACTACGGTTCTCTGTTTCTCCCGTTCAAGTCAACTCCGGTCACAGGAATGGGCAGAAGCGCTTCCGGTCTTCCTCTGGATATCATCGTGACTCTCAACTGGGTAGAGGCGAGAATCCAGGAAGCGATCGTTGCTCAACTCATCGCGTATTCGAACAGAAACGAGAAAATCCCATACACTGATATCGGTATCAGCGTGATGCAAGCCACTGTTGAAGAAGTGCTTGCGAATGGAGTGGAAGCGGGACATTTCGAAGAGAACTCTACGGAAGTCACAGTTCCGCTTCTCGAAGATGTTTCTGCTGCGGACAAAACCGCTCGACTTCTTCGGATGCGTTTCGTTGCAACTGCAGCAGGGGCAATCGAGACTGTTCGGGTTACCGGATACATCCTGATTGACTAGCCCTTTCTCTCATAGGGCACACACAGAGGAAACACACAACAAAGGGAGAGAGAGAAAGTGGCAAAGACATTCGACTTTAAAAAGGTTGCGGTTATCGTCGCAGGTGTCCCCATTCAAGGGTTCATTGACGGAGACGCAATCGTAGTTGCAAAGAACTCAGATGCATGGGAATTGACTGTCGGAGTCGACGGAGAGTCTACTCGTTCCCGTTCGAACAACGAATCAGGAAGAATCACCCTGCGTCTCCAGGGCTCTTCTTTGTCGAACGCCTATCTTGACGGCCTTCGAACTGGCGATGAATTGTCAGGACTCGGACAAGTTCCAATCATGATCAAGGATCTTTTCGGAACTCTCCTGGTGAATGCAGCACAGTGCTGGTGTGTGAAAGTTCCAGATGTCACACTTTCGAGAACACCGGGACAGAGAGAGTGGGTCTTCGAATCTGGCAACATCGCAATGGCCGGAGGGGGCAACGTCTAGTCCTTCTTCTGTCGAATCCCAAAGCGACACAGAAATGGAGCGAAAAGAATCATGAGAGAGATTGACGACAAGTCTACAATCGAAGACGACTACGGTGAGAGCCACCAGTATTACGTACAGCAGCACCCGGCAGGCGAGGGATTCAGGCTTCTTATTCGTCTTGTCAGAATGGCTGGTGGAGCGCTAGGTAGGACGTGGGGTGCTTTCTCTCCGTCTGAGATTGGCGAGAAGATTGGCGAGATTGCAGAAGAGTTGAAGGGAGGGCTAGACGGAGACAGTCTAGCTTCTGCTTTCGAAAAGCTCGCAACACAGATTTTGGAGGAAGGAGCAGACGATTTTGTGGTTGAAATTCTCAAGCACTCTGCAAGAGACGGTCAGAAAATCACAAGAGCAATCTTTGACTCTGCATACTCCGGGAACTACGGGGAGCTTTTATCTGCAATCTATCTTGTGTTGAGGGTCAACTATGGCCCTTTTTTGCAGAAGAGACTTGGAGGGTTTACCGCTGGCGCTCCGGGGATTCTGTCGAAACTGACAGCGAAGCTCCAAACATTGGAGAAGCAGCTAGGAAACTAGGGCTGAACTTGTTCATCTGGTTACCTGCAGTAATGGGGGGCTGGGATCCTGTAGTGATAGAGCAGACGTGGTCAATCTATGACTGTCTCGACGCTATGAAAGCTCTACAGGTCCGAGCCTCTGTTATGAGTCATATGTTCGGAAAGTTGGGAAGCGGTATCAAGGGAAGGCTCGGAAGGTAGTATGGCAGGTTCAATCACAGTCAGAGAGCTTTTGACAGTCCTCGGAGTGAATGCCGACACTGCAACCGTTCGTGACTTTGACAGGGCTGTGAACCGAACTGCTAGGACAATGAATCAGGCTGTATCGCAGACCAATCAACTGTCTGCTAGCGTTGGCGGTTTGATTCGTTCTTATCTAGGCTTTCAGGCAATAAATATTGTTGCTCGTGGTGTCTTCGAAGCAAACAAGCAGTTCGAGAGTTTGCATGCTTCTCTTCAGACAACAGAAGGTTCTGTAGAGGCAGCAGACGAGGCTTTCGAACGAATAACAGAATTCACAACTTCTACTCCTTTCCAACTTCAGGAAGTAACATCAGGATTCATCAAACTAAAGAACATGGGCCTGGACCCTTCTGATCGTGCACTGCGTTCTTATGGGAACACAGCTGCTTCGATGAGTAAGAGTTTGAATGATATGGTCGAAGCCGTTGCTGATGCTACAACTGGTGAATTTGAAAGGTTGAAAGAATTCGGAATCAAGGCTTCGAGCCAGGGGAACAGGGTACGATTCACCTTCAAAGGAGTAACTACAGAAGTAGGAAAGAACGCGAAAGAGATTGAAGAATTTCTAATGCGTATCGGAGAGACTGATTTTGCCGGGGCAATGGATCGACAAATGGACACCCTTGGAGGAAGGGTGTCGAATCTTCAAGATGCTTTCTTTCAGTTCTCCATTTCTGTAGGAAAGGCTGGTCTTTCAGGTGCATTGAACGAATTGCTTGTGTTGATAATTGACACAACAAACGAGTCTGACGATCTAGCTGTAACACTTGGGCAGACTCTAGCAGGTGCAGTTCGTATGCTCACCAGGACTCTACGGTTCCTGATAGAGCACGCAGACGAAGTCAAGATTGCACTGGAGGCAATGCTGCTGCTAATGGCAGCGCAGAGGGTACAGTCCTTCTCTGCGTCCATTGTGGGCTTGATACAGTCTCTTCGAGCACTCGACGCAGCAGCAACCCTTCCTGCAATCAAGCTCGCAGCGATAGCCGCAGCCATCCTGATTGTGATTCTGATAATTGACGATCTGATTGTCTTTCTTCGTGGTGGAGACTCTCTGATAGGTCGTGCTTTTGCACACTTCGGAGTAGGCCCGAAAATAATCGAAGACATCAGGGATCGGATTCTCACTATTGTGAATCAAGGGATCGCCTTCCTTTCTACAGTGGGCAGACGGTTCCTGGCGGTCTTCCTTTCTGCTGTCGAAAGAGTTCTTCCGATAGCGATCGGAATGGTTCAGAAGCTTGTGCCTGTGGTAATGGCACTTGCAACGAGACTTCTTCCGGTTCTAGAGAAGATTGTCAAAGCGATTGTTGAGATTCAGATAGCGATTTTCGAAGCCACTGTAGAAGTTGTTTCGGAGTTGATTCCTGCAGTTGCAGAAGTCGTCAAGTCTGTTGCCATTGCAATCACAGTCCTGCTTCCGACAATCATGGACCTGGCTCGCACAATCTTTGGCATTGTGCAGGAACTCTGGCCAGTCGTCCGTGGTGTTATCGGCCTGATTTTCTCGGCTGCCCTGGACATGATTGACCAATTGTTGCCGTTGGTTATGGCGATAATTGACATCGCAGTTCCGAATATCAAGTTGATTCTTCGGGTTACTGTCGAAGTGTTCAAGGCAGTCTTGGCCGTTGCAGTTCCAGTCCTGAAAGTTATCATTGCGAACATTACTACTGCAGTGAAGTTCGGACTAGATGTCTTGGACTTTCTGTTGACTGTCTGGAAATGGTTCGTTGGGATCTTTGTCTCAATTTGGGAAACTGTTTCTGAGCCCATCATTGCAGTATGGGAAGGGATCAAGGCAACTCTTCTCACAATTCTGAACACCGTGATCGGAATCATAAATTCTGTGATAAACGGGGTTCTCTCTGTAATCAATGGGATCATTAGCGAGATAAACAATGTTGTCGAAGAGATTCCTGGAGTAGGGAAGATCGAGACTTTCGACTTTCAGGAGATTGCGTTGACTGTACCTAATCAACCTTCTCCGGTTGTGACTCAGACTGGAGATATCACGGTGCAAGTCGACGGTTCGACAGACATGGGTCCAGACGAGTTATCTAGGTCTGTGAATGACGGGCTGAATCAGAGCCTGCGAGAAGCAGCGCGTTTCCTAGGAGCAACGGGTTAGTGGCTGTCCTTCTAGTCAAATCTCCTGCCACATCTGGCGCTCGAATCATCGAGCTGCTTGCTCTTACAATTCTCGACTTCGACGCAACCACTCAAGAGTCTCACAATCACAAAGTCAACTGGACTTCACACCCTGTCGAAAGCGGGATTGATGTCACAGACAACGCAGTGATTCAACCGGATGAGTTGACTCTAAACTGCGTCATTTCGAATACACCACTTGGTTTGTCCCTTCCGATTCCTGACAAGGCTCTGTCTGGATACGAGACCCTGCTTCGTTTGAAAGACTCGAAAAGACTTGTGACTGTTGTAACTGGTCTTCGTGTTTACACGAATATGGGAATCACGAATGTGTCTGTGCCACGGGCACAGGGAGACGGTCAGAAACTAAGATTCACAGTCAATTTCAAAGAGATTCGGAAGGTTGTTTCTGTCGAAATAGAGATCCCTCCAGAGTTGCTAAAGCCAAAGGTTAAAGCAGGTGGACAATCTCCAGTTGACGCAGGGACGCAGCCTACAGCAGCAGTAGAAGCAGGTTCAGAGGAAGCAGCAGGGGTTGACGTCTTCCAGTCGAAAGCAGCCAAACTCTTCGATAAGTGGGCCCAATAATGGCAGAGAAGTTTCGAACATTCTCTGATTTTGCCTCTTTCGAATACTCTTGCACTGTCGAAGGGACTGTGTACAGGTTCCGGTTTCAGTTTCATCCACGTTGTGGCGGATGGTATGTGGATATCATGGAATCTGATAGAACTCCGATTGTTATGGGGACTCGTGTTGTCTTGGGTTGGCCACTTTTCGAAGGGCACAAAGATCCGATGCTTCCCAGCGGATTAACTCTTGCCCTGAACATGGACGGAGACTTGGTTGAGTTGACAGAGCAAGACGAACTAGGAGACAGGGTCAGAGTTGTTTACGTTCCTCTTGATGAGTTGACTGCTCCAGAAACGACACCTTCTCCAGTTGTCGAACCAGTGTAGAGCGATCGTGTGTTTGAATTCTTCGACAGAGCTGTTGACATCAGGATTGGGATCCCTGCGAATCCTCAGGGAACGTTTCCAGGTGCAGGCCGATCCTGGACTCAACTTCGAACGGAATTCGAAGTCAGCAGAAGTCTAGGAAAAGACCCGAACACAGCGAAGGTGAAACTCTACAATCCAGACGAAGTCTCGATCGGACTCATCCAAGCAACCGGTTCCTTCCTTCAAGTCTTTGCTGGATACGGTCTGATTCCGAGTCAGATTTTCTCAGGTAACATTGCGAAACGTGGTGTCACTATCGAGAAGAGAGACACGGATAAAATCGTATCCATCGAAGCAGGAGACGGAGAGCTTGCATACACAAGCGTTCCTTTCAACTGGCACTATTCAGCCGGAACAGAAGTCAACGTTATCCTGTCGAACCTTATACTTGCTTTAGGGGTTGGCCTTGGTCCTGGCTCTCCGGTTCTTCCGCCTCGTGTTCTCCTGAACGATGTAACGTACTACGGAAGGGCTGTAGACGCTCTGAACGAGCTTGTGACAGATGCCGGAGGAACGTGGAGTATCCAGGATGGGAATCTGGAGATACTGCTAGGAGACGCTCCTACGTCCGATCTGGCTGTGTCTTTGACACCTGCAACTGGACTCATCGGAAGCCCAAAGCGGACAGATGATGGAGTAACTCTTCAGTCACTTCTTCACACCGGTATTAAGCCTGGAAAAATTATCAACGTTGTCTCGTTTCAAGTAACAGGATTCTATAAAGCAAAAGTTGTAAAGCATCGTGGAGATACTCACGTGAATCGCTGGCAAACAGAAGTAGAAGCCGTTCCGCTATGACAACGCAATTTGAAGGCACAACTCCGACACTCGCAGAAGTCCTGGAAAGGTCTGTGTCTAGTGGTCTAGGTAATGTCTACACTGCATTGCCTGGCAGGATTATCACATACAATCCAGCACAACAAAGCGCAACTGTCCTTCCTGGTGTCCAAGTCGAGAACAAAGCATCTGGAGAAATGGAACCATTGCCTGTGATAGGTGGAGTTCCTGTGCTTTTTCCTTCCGGCGGTTCCTTTCGAATGGTGTGGCCACTGGTTTCAGATGACATTGTGACTCTGTTCTTCTGCTCCAGTTCCATAGAAGACTTTCTTTTTTCGACTACTCCAGACAATACAACCACTTCGAAACGTAGACACGGCCTTTCTGATGCAGTAGCTATTCCTGCCCTTCGTCCTTTCTCTTCTCCTCTTATTCCTGTTGATGCGACGGCACTAGAACTCGGAAGTGATCTGGCACAGATTGCGTTTGTTCCTGCTGGACGAGTTAAACTTGGTTCTTCTTTGGCTATTGATCCGATCGCTCTTTCGACTGCGAACGAAGCAAACTGGACACAGTTCGACGCATGGGCAGCCAGTGTTGAATTGATTCTGACTGGTCTTGGGGTTCCTGTTCCAATACCATGGGTTCCACACACTCCGACGGGTTCGACAAAGGTTGACGGAGTATGAAAGACTTCCTGCTTGATAATCTCAACAACGATTTGGTTATTGACGAGACTTCAAACTTTGTCTTTGTCGAAGATGAAAGTCTTGTGGCACAAAGAGTTGTGCAGCGCCTGGAAACAGGCACAAACGAGTGGCTTTTCGATACTGAGCTAGGGATTGACTATCTCGGACAAGTCCTTGTGAAGGCTCCAGACTTAGGTGTCATTCGTGCGATGTTCATTTCGGAAGTCAATACCACTGAAGGGGTCGGTGCTGTTACAAAATATCAACAGGAACTGGAAGACAGACGACTCATTGTTGAAATGGAGTTTACAGCGGGAGAAGAAACTGTAGAGTTACGTGGAGCACAGGAAGGGGACGGCTTCTCCTGGACACAACTGTAGAGATTCGAAATGTCTGGACTCGATGCGAACGGATTCACAATCAAACGACTCGAAGAGTTGATTAATGATATGGTGACTCGTGCACGTAGTCCTGACTACTTTGGTCCTGCTATTGCAGCCGAGAACGATACACCGATTGGACATATGATTAGACTTGTAGCAGTGTCCCTATACGAACTATGGGAACTCGGACTGCAACTCTACGATACTCGCGATCCATATGCAGCCGATGGGATTCCGCTTGACAATCTGTGTCTGATAACCGGAGTCGAAAGAGAGCCGCAAAGGAAGTCTACAGTACTGGAAAGGTTCAACGGGTCCTTTGGAACAGTTGTTCCGATTGGAACAGTTGTCAGAGTAACAGACGGTCCGCGTTTTGTTACCATAGAGGCAGGTTCAGTTCCCCTCATTGGGTTTGTTGATCTGAACTGTGAGGCGGAAGAATATGGACCGATCGAAGCCCCAGCAGGAACGATCAATGAGCTAGTTACCCTGATTGCAGGGATAACATCTGTTACTAATCCCAATGATGCTGCTATCGGTCGCTTCGTCGAAAGCAACGAAGACTTGAGGATTCGGAGAGAAATTGCTCTTAGAGCTGTAGGAGCTGGAACAGACCAGGCAATCAGAGCAAGAGTTGACGATTTGGACGAAGTTGACGCAGTCAACGTCATTTCGAACAGGACTCTGTATACAGATTCATACGGAATCCCAGGAAAGGCCTTTCTTACTGTGATTTGGCCAGATCCTGTTTCAGATCCTGAAGCCGTTGCGGAAGCAATCTGGGAAGTAATGCCTGCGGGAATCAGGTCCTACGGGACAGAAGAATTTATAGTCACAGACGAACAGGGATATCCACAGTTTGTCGCTTTTTCGTATGCAACAGAGCTTATTCTCTACATGGAGTTTGTGATTGGATATTCTTCTGCATACGAAGGAGACAATGCAGTCAAG